AATGATTTCAGAAAATATAAACCTTTTCAGCCGATTCCGAGAACGTATAGCATCGGTTCTATGGAAATGACGCAAGTCTCTAGTTACACGTATCTGTGCTACAACTTCATTAATGACAATGATTTTCTAAATACCGCGGTTGTCGTGAATATATCGGACAAATGGTTGGGTCAGCGCGTAGAGCAGGCGGATGAGGACCCTGCGGGAGAGCAGACGTTCATCATGAATGAGAAGGGGATTCTTTATTCGGGGAACTGGAATCGACCGATGCTGACGAATTTGTCGGGTGTAGGGTATATCCAGAGCATTTTGAAGGATACAAATGCGTCTTCCTATTTTGTCGATCAAGTGGATGGTGTCCGCTCTCTTATCTCTTATACATCTCCAGATTCGTTAGGATGGCGATACGTTCGGATTACGCCTTACAACAACATTACGCATGACATTAATCAAATGCGATATCGGACCATTTACATCATTGTAGGGATCCTGTTGCTCGGATTATGTATTTCGTATATTTCTTCGCATCGTGTGTATCGTCCGTTCGATAAGGTGCTGAGGAAATTCAAGACGCTGGAAGCGGAGCGGCGCAATCATCAGGTGATTCTGAAGCAGGATTTCCTGCGGAATACGGTGTTAGGACGAGAGACGTATCCTGATGAAGTATTACAGGAAAAGTTGTATTATTTCGAGTCGCCTTTACGGGTCGACCACCCGACCTGTCTCGTTCTGCTCAAGATTAATCGATACACCCACTGGTCCCAGCATTATCGGGAAGATTTGAAGCTGCTGAAGTATGCGATGATGAATATTAGCGCTGAAATAGCAGCTGCTTCCTATCATGTTGAGACGATTGATATGGGTGAAAATCATATGGTGCTGATGTTGAATACACGAACCCTGCAACAGGAGTCAGAGCGGCAGGCCATGTTGGATATGATTACGCAAATGCAAACGTCGATTCTACATCATCTGCAGCTATCTGTTTCGTTCACGGTCAGTCCTAGGATGGAGTCGGTTGAGCAATGGGCTCGCATGTATATGCAGGTGATGGAGGCATCGATGTATCGGTTGTTCCAAGGACATGGTAGCATCTTGTTCGCGGAGGACATGAGGAATTTGAAATCCGAGGAGTATGTGTTCCCTGCCCAAAAAGAGAAACAGCTCGTCGAGTGCATCATGAAAGGCAGCGCGGACGAAGCCAAGGGGATTTACCGTTCTATTGTCAATGAAACCGAGCAGTATCCTTTTGCCGTCATCCAATTGGTTATTGCGCATTTAACGCTTACGATCAATAACATCTTGAGATCATTATCGAGAAACAATGCATTTATCGTCACCCCGGAGTTCGATACGTCGATCTCCCTATTGAATCAAGTGGAGACCATGGATGAGGTTCAGTCGGTGTTCTTCCAGCTGTTCGATGACATTAGTCGATTGCAGGAGGAGAAACGAAGCACGAAGCATGAGGATTTTGTCAATAAGGTGCATGAGATTATTGCTCAGTATTACAGCGATCCGAATCTTTCCTTGAATTTCATCGCGGACCAGCTGTCGATGTCGCCGATTTATCTCAGCCGGTTATACAAGCAATTGACCGTGAATTCGCTATCGGATGTTATCGGTGAGACGCGCATGAACAAAGCGAAAGAACTGCTGCGCTTATCCGACTATACCGTGTCTGAAATCGCGGAGAAAACCGGGTTTACGAACAGCTCGTATTTCTACAGAATTTTCAAGAAGAACAACGGCATTACGCCGAACGATTACCGCAAGAACACACAAGCTGCTGCTGATCTTTGATTGGTGGCGGCTTGTTGTTTGTTGGTGAGATTTTTTCCAAAAATAGAAGGAATTTACCAGAGGTTTATGGAATATTTTTACGGTTACTCGCTATATTGTATCTTGATCGCTGATGATGAGGGGACGTTTATGAAAATCATCTACATAATGATGTTTTTATCGTTGTGGTCTTTAGGGCTGCTCGTCTTATTCCACCGAACCAGGTCGAACTTCTGGATCGGACTGACGATTCTGCTTGGAGGTTCGGCCAGCTTCGCATTTGCGATGCATTTATCGATTATGCCAGTCATCGGCGGCGATTGGATGCCGGATTCGATAAGTTATTTGCTGTATTGGCTCACAGTTACGGCCATGCACATTTATTTCTATGTGTTGCCTTATGTTTTCTTTATGGGTGGCCTATGGTTGAATGATTGGATTACCGTATGGCGCAAAATGCTGTTCTCGGCGCTGCTTCTTCCAGTTCCGATCATACTGCTAAGCGATCATTTGCTGACGAGGCCGTGGAACTATTTTGACCTTGATTGGTTCCGTTGGTGGGCCGGCGGCTATATTGCGCTCGGCTGCTTCTTCTATTGCATGGCGTATTTCCGTGAGAAGAATGAGGGGCGAAGACGGAGCCAGTGGCGCACGTTAATATTTCCGACGGCGATGACTTATGCCTATGTAACGGACTATTTGGGGTTTGATACGCTTAAGCTTGGTTGGTGGTCCTTTGACCTCGTGAGCAATGAAATGTGGCAGACGAACTTCATCGTTATTCTGGGAACGGTCGGAACCGTACTGTTCTATATCATTCGATATGGATTTCTTGGCTTTAAGCTGCGGATCGAGCGGGAACGCATTGATTATTCCATTCGCACGTTAACGATGGGCGTCTCGATTCTGAACCATTCGATTAAGAATGAGATCCAGAAGATTGATTATTTGGCGGAGAAGAGCCGTAAGCAAATTTCTGCCGGACAATCGGTGAAGGCTGCGCGAACGATTGAGCAGGTGCATCAACTGACATCGCATCTGCAGCTTATGGTGAATCGGATCAAAGAGAAAGCAGAGGATATCGTGTTAGATGAGAGTCAGCATGATGTGGCCCAACTGATCTATGCCGTGATTGCCTCGATGGAAGTGCTCGTCGAGCATCGGAAGGTGACGTTATCAGCCAGTATCGAGGCGAAAGGCCATTTGAACTGCGATATGGTGCATGTGAAGGAGACGTTATCGAATTTGATCCGCAATAGCATGGATGCGCTGCCGGGCGGCGGAGGAAGGATTGAATTGCGTACGATCGCTACCCGAAGGGAATTCCGAATTGAAGTGAAGGACGACGGAGCGGGAATTCCTCAAGAGTATGTATCCAAAATATTCGAGCCGTTCTTCACGACGAAGAAAAATACACTGAATTATGGACTCGGTCTATCTTATTGCTCCAGTGTCATGTCGAAGCATGGTGGGAAGATGTCCGTAGCCGAGAGCGAACCGGGAGCTGGGACCGTCATGGTGCTGCATTTTCCGAAATCCAGGTTCAAGCCGCTGCCTCTGCGCTTGTCGATCCCGGTAGACCGGAATCTGGATCAGCTTAATCCATCTTGAAGCCCGTGAGTTTGTTCTTAATGCTTCGGAGCTGAGTTTTGATCGTGTTCGTCGACTTGTGCAGTCGTTCCGAGATTTCGCGTTTGCTTAGCCCGTCTTTGCGCAGATCGAATACTTCCCGTTCCATCGGGGTTAATTCCTGCAGCTGAACCTCGCTCCGCATGATGCGCGCAGCATCGGCGTGAATGGCCGCTCGGCCATTGTATGCTTCGCGTATGGCATGGAGAATATCTTGGTAACTGGATTTATTAATATAATTAAGCGCGCCCACGCGGAAGGATTTCATGACGACCTCCGCTTCCGTAATGGACGTGAGCATAATAATCTTCACAGGATCTTGAGGCCGCATGCGCAGGATCTGCTCCGCTGCTTCCAAGCCATCGAGGTTATTCCCCGTCAGGTTGATATCCATTAGGATGACATCAATATCCGTCTTCTCAAATGCAGCGATCGCTTCTTCCTTGGTCTTAGCGGTCGCCATCACCTCAATATCCGGCTCATCTGCCAAATCCGCACTAATATGATCCTGCCAGAAGGGATCGTCCTCAACAAGCATGACACGGATACACAATATGGCTAACCTCCATTCCAGATGTTTACAGATAAACCCAGTATAACAAATGTCTATTAACGATAGGTAGGATGAATTCTTCTCACCCCCCTGGGTGAGGAAAATTCATCCTATTCGGCGTTGCCGGAATGCTCCTATAATCCGAATTGCAGCAGGCGATACGGCCGGCTCTGAAACGAGCGGAAGAGGGGGTTAGATCAGCAGCATTACAAGCAAAGGAGTGAACCAGCTTGTCGCTAACAGAGGATGTAGACAGCATCACAACAATGATCAGGTCGAAGTTTCCTGAGGCCGTTGTACATCGGTTTCAAGAACCTACCGAGCCGAATCTGGGGGAGTTCGCCGTCTCTCTGAAGCAGGAGAGCAGGCGCAAGGAGGCCCCAAGTCATACCTTGATTGATCGGCAGTATACGATTGCATGCTATGGGGCGAATGCGGAACAGGCCGTTCTGATGATGGAGCAGCTCTGCCGCTATGCCATGAATGAGCAGGCGCGGATTCCCGCGGCGGAATCAGCAAGACCGTTAAGATTCGAGTCATTTACGTATGAAGCAGCCGATAGGCTCGCGAGCGGCCTAGCGAAATGCAGCGCCGCCATCGCGACACAGAAGCGTGAAGCGATCGCCACCCTGGCGGTCGAGAAGATCAATAATGTCGCGATGCGCATGAAAATCAAATGAGAGGTGGCATAAATGATGGGTGGAGCTTGGGATCCAATCACATTGCCAGTCCGTCCCGGACTGTATATTAATTTTGTAGAGGCAGCTGCTGCGCAGATTAAAGGCGGTGCCCGTGGAACGGTAGCATTGCCGTTGTTCAAATTCGGGAGTGCAGCGTCCGAGAAGTTCTACACCATTGAGAAGGAATCGGAGGCGGTGGCGCTCTTCGGCTCGGATCAAGTTAATTCGATTCGCCACATTCTGCAAGGTGGCGCGAAGGAGGTTCTGGTCTATACGGCTCCAACAGGCAAAACAGAGACCGAGCAATATGCGGCGGTACGGGATGCCTTCGAAGCGCGGAATTTCAACGTATTTGTGTATCCAGGGGAGATGTTGGCCGATGAGCTGCTGAATACGAAGGATTGGGTCATCCGCAACCGGAAAGAAGGGAAGCACTTCATGGTTGTCGTTGGCGGATCGGCTACGGACGATCAAAGCCCAGATGCGGGAAATAAACGCACGGGTGATCTGGAAGATGACTATATCGTCAATCTGATTACCGGCACGGAGGTCAATGGTAAGGTGTACAGCTCTGGAGCTTTCGCCGCTTACATTGCAGGCTTGATCGCAGGCACAGCGATTAACAAATCCATTACGTATATGCCGGTTCGTGCGACGGATGCGGTGAAGCGCTTGAAGAACTCGGAGATTAACGTAGCCCTTAAGAAAGGCTCGCTCGTTCTTGTGCATGACGGTGAGAAAGTGAAGGTAGAACAGGGACTCGTGACGAGCCAGAAGAAAATCCGGGCGATCCGGGCGCGCCAAGCGATCTCGACGGACATCCCGCGCGCGGCTGCAGAATCCTACATCGGCAAGCTCGATAACAATGCGGACGGTCAAGCGGCGCTGATCTCGGCGGTGAAGGCTTATCTGGAGCGTTTACAGCTGAACAATGTCCTTACAGATATCGTCGTCACCTTGGATCCAGAGCGGAAATCGGAAGGCGACAGCGTCTTCTTGCTGATCGGATTCACGGAAATTGACAGTATGGAACGGATATTTTTGACGATCAGAGTGTAATAACAAGAACAATTCTAGGAGGGTTTAAACATGTTGGATTCTACCCGCGTTATTAACGGGACTTATGGCTATGTATACCATGATGGGAAATGGTTGACGAATATCAAATCTGCGGAAGCGAACGTGGAAGTGACCAAGGAAGAGATCAAACGCGCTGGAACGCGTTGGGTTGCACACAAAGTAACAGGACTTAGTGGTACAGGAACGATTACCGGCTATAAGGTTACGTCTGAATTCGTGGAGCTGATCGGCAAAATTGCGGATGACAGCCAAGGGACATTCATTACCGAGCTGATCTTGAAGTTAGAAGATCCGGAGTCGTACGGGGCGTATCGGGTTCGTCTGAAGGGCGTAACCTTCGACAAAATCCCGCTGATGCATTTCGAAGTTGGTTCGATCGTGGAGGAAGAGCTTCCTTTTAACTTCACGGGCTATGAGCTGATGGATAAATTGAAGGCGGAGTAAGCTTCGCGATAGGATCGCAGGCGACGTATAAGGAAGGAAGGCAGGCCTTTCAGGATTCATGAGCGCAGATTGATTACAGGCCTTGTCTTCCGTTCTTTTGACGAGTAAGAATATCACCAATTCAAAGGAGATGAATCGATCATGACGACGATGACAAGACAAAATAGTGTGCTGCAAGCGCTGCTAAGTGTAGATAGTAAGCCGCAGAAGGATATTCCTATGAAACGGCTGGGCGTTGATTTCCAGATTCAAGCGCTTGACGGGAAAACAATCAATCGTATCCAGGAGCAGTGCACGCATTACACAGGTAAAGGCAATAAACGCGAAAAAGTGATGGATGAAGAGCAGTTCGGCGCGCTTGTCATTCAGAAGGCTTGCCTTATTCCAGACTGGTCCGCCAAAGAATTGATCGACAAATACGGCACGCCGACTGAAGCGATTCTGGGGCTGCTGCTTGCGGGTGAAATCGCCAAGCTCTCATCGGAAATTCTGGAGATCAGCGGATTCAACGCCGACGATGATGAAATAAAAAACTGATCAAAGCGGGCGGCGAGGCTTTTCTGCTGCACCTGATCTTTCAGCGGCATCATATTCCACCGGATGACATGTACAACAAGGACGAGCGAACCAAACGGTTCATCTATACCTCGATGATGCTTCAACTGGAGGAAGAGGAGAAGGTACGGAGAGAAGAGCGTCAAGCGGCTCGCAGGTTAAAGCCGTAATCAGCGGCTGGAGGTGAGAAGTTGAGCGGTTCATCAAGTAAGAATGGTAATGTTAGCGGCGTAACAACAGCGCAACTAAACGGGCTTAAAAAATACAACAAAATGATGCAGCAAGTTCAATCGGCATCGGCTCAAATCGGCACGTTCAACGGACTCGCTCAGATGAGTTCAGAAATGTGGAAGATCAGCACCGCAAATACGAAGGCTGTGCAGCATCTTGTTCAATTCAAGGAAGTGGCTCGTGAGGTAGCGGCGTCTGTCGCAAGCGCATTTTCGACCGTCCGGGAGACGCTCTCTTCGGTGGGTCAGAGCGCATCGACCGGGATGAAGAAGAGCGCGCAGGCGGTTGCCAAACCGTTCGTTGCCGCTTATAGCAAAGTGAAGGCGATGAAGCAGGCGAGAGACGAGCGGATAGCTGAAGCCGAGCGCAAGGCGCAGCACAATAAATATTTATACGGCACGCCATTGCCGAAGCCTAAAGGCATGGTTAGACAGCTACGGCAAAAAATTGGTGTTACAAATACGCCGATTCAGGACAACGAGAAGCTGATGGAGAAGCTCTCCGGCGTTGCAGGCACAGCGGGT